AAGCTACTTTAACATTAGGTTCTATTAGTTTACAACAGAGCACATTTGAACCAGTTTCAGGTCAAGCCCTTGCATTAAGTTTAGGAACTGCTGCTGAGATACCAGGACAAATAGTGGGAGTCTCTGGATTTGGTTTAACAAGTGCTATCGGCTCTACGACATCCACAGGAACTGCAAATATACCGTTAACTGGTATAGGGTTGACAGCGAATATTGGTTCAACTAATGTAACTGCATGGGCAGAAATTGATCCTGGTGTAAATAATGTTTGGACCGAGGTTGATCGAGCCGCTTAACTTTGTTAAAATAAGGAGATTATGTCAAGTTATTCTACAGATCTAAAACTCGAATTGATGGTAACTGGCCAAAATGCTGGTACTTGGGGTGATAAAACAAACACAAATTTAAATTTAGTTCAACAAGCTATAGCAGGTTTTGAACAAGTTACACTATCTAGTGGTGGAACTTTAGCTCTAGTAATGAGTAACGCTGCACTTTCAAATGCAAGAAACATGGTAATCAAATTTGCTACTGCATCTATTGCAGCCAGCACAGTTTGTACGATACCTGATGGCATAGAAAAATATTATATTTTTGATTGCACAGGTTTAACTAACCCATCTAACTTAACAATTAAAACTGTTTCAGGTTCAGGTTTTTCTCCTGACAGAGCAGCCATCTTTGGCGCTTATTCAGACGGAACAAATTTAAAAGAAATTTCTTTAGACACTATGGGTGGAACTGTGGCTGCCGCACAAATTGCTACGGATGCTGTGACAACTGCAAAAATTTTACAATCTAATGTGACACAAACAAAAATGGCAACAAATTCTGTTGGAACTGCACAAATTGTACAGTCAAATGTCACTACAGCAAAGCTTGCAGCAAACTCTGTAACTTCTAATCAAATTACACAATCAAATGTAACTTTAACAAAAATGGCTGCCAACTCAGTTGGGCCAAATCAGTTACAATCAACAGCTGTAACAGCTGGCTCATACACTCTAGCTTCTATCACAGTAGATGAGGACGGAAGATTAACTGCAGCGTCAACAGGAACTGCAGGTGGGGGAAATATGAGACTTACTACAATTATTTCTACAAACTCTGAAATAACACCCGCACCACTTTTAGTAGACGGCACGAACGGAAAGTCGGGTACATTTACTGCGAATCCAAATAGTTCTAAAATTCATTTATACGCAAGAGGCGGTGGAGGAGGTCGAGGACCGAATCAATCTAATCCTGGCCCAGCGAACACAAGAGGTGGACACGGTGGATTTGGTTTATTCGTTATACCGATCACACAACCTTACTCTGTTCCTTTTTCTATCGGTGCCATCCCAACACAACCTATGGGACCAACACAACCATTTACAGACGGTAACCCAGCCGTTTGGAACACAAACATTATTTGCACAGGTGGTCAATCAGGAAGATCGGGTGGTTCACCAGGACCAGGTGCTCCAGGCAGAGCAGGTACTGGACCCGTAAATGCGGATTATGATTTTTCTACAAAAGCTGATGGAAATACAGCTGCAAATAGTAACACAATTGGATATTGGTATAATAAGTTTCCAATGACTAATCCTTCAACCCAAGACATGGCATATTTTCCTACTCCATCAAACACACCAGCTGGTAGTGCACCTGGTGAACAACAGCAAATTGGAGCTGGTGCAGGCCAAACGCAAAACACTGGGCAACTTGGAGGTTTTCAAATATTTGAGGATATAGGATAATGGCAAAATTATTTTTTTCTAGAGCTGAATTAGAACCCTGTGGTTGCGTACACGCAACTAAAACAGAGGTGGATGAAAGTTACATCCATAACAAAGAAGGTTTAACTGTAATTGAAGTAAGTGATTCAGATTATGACAACTTTTTTGATGGTACGAGTGCAATAGAATGCAATGGAAACAATGTTTCATTTGTAGCAAACACTATTGATGAGACACAAGAAGGTGAAGAAGAGTACAAAATGGATATAGCGTCCTTCAAATCAGTGCTTTCAAATGCAATAACGTATAAAACGAATCACTCGAAAAAAGCAGAAGCACAAGCTTGTTTAGATTATTTAAACTCTGTAGATGTAGATAATTTAACTTATCCTAGAAAACCTTTAAGAAAAGAGCTTAAAGAAAACGGAGTTTTTGTTGCTTTAAACTGTTTTTAATATTATAAGTGGATGATGTTTTCGTCATCAAAACACATAAAATTCATATATCCAAATTCAACACAAGAAGTATTTAAAGATATACATCCTGTTCCTATCTCTCAAAATATACCTGATTGGTATAAAAAATTAAAACATAAGATTAATGCTAAAACTTTAAAAGGGTGCATGCCTTTTTTAGATTCTTTAACAGCAGGATATCTTTTAAAAATGCCACAAGATATGCTTCTTCGTTTTAATATAAAAAAAGAAGATGGTGAAAGAGACACTTTTCAAGGTTTTTCATATTCTGATGTAGAAAGACTGTGTCATGGATTTATGCTAAATCTTAATGATAATACAGTTCAAGCTCACCCACCGCATCAATTAGGTAATGAGTGCCCCTATCTCAAACAAAATAAATTTCAACCCATAATTAAAATTTTAAATCCTATTATGATACAAACTCCACCAGGTTACTCATGTTTATTTTTACCACCTTTACACAGTGATGAAGATAGATTTCAAATGATACCTGGAATTGTAGATACAGACCTGTTTCCTTCAACTGTTAATTTTCCAATAGTTATAAACGGATCAAAATATGATGAATTAGATACAATTATTAAAAGGGGGACACCTTATGCACAAGTAATACCTTTTAAAAGAGACAATTGGACTTCCTCTATAGAGGAAAGACCCAGGTTGAATTTTATGAGTGGACTTGTTAAATTAAAAGGACATTTATACAAAAACTATCAAAAACTATTTTGGCGTAAAAAAAAATGGAATTAAAAGATTTTATAAAAGTGTATGACAATACATTATCCCCTAAAATAATTGGATCATTAATAAAATATTTAAATGATAAAGGTGATTTCTACGATGCCTCTATTGTTGGTTCTGATGTAAAAAAACGTGAAGTTCATAAAGAAGTTAGAGACACACAAACACATGATTTTGGAAATAAAAACACAATGACAGATACTCATTGGACACATTTTTTGACAAATGTATTCAGACAATGTGCTCTAAAGTATGAAAAAGATGTGGGAAGCGCAACTGGAACGCTAGCAAAGAGAATTACTAATGTTACTGCTTTGAAATATGGTGTTGGAGGACATTACATTCCTCACGTTGATCATGGTCACGATGTGCCTAGGACACTAAGTATAATTTATTTTTTAAATAATGATTATGAGGGTGGGGATTTAAGATTTCATAATCCCGATAAAAATTCAGAGGTTTATAAAACAGTAACAAGTGCTCCTGGTAGAGTAATTATTTGGCCCTCAACTTTTTTATATCCACATTCAGTAACTCCAGTCACAAAAGGAAAAAGGTTTGTACTAGTATCATGGTTGCTTTAAGTAAATTATCATATAAATTTGTTCCAGGTTTACTAAGCCAAGACGAGATAGCTCTGATTAGAACATACTGTAAAAAAAGACATTATGAAAATTTTGATAGCTTTGACGTAGCGCAAAATAATAATGGTGATACATACTTTTACAAAGATCCTTTGATGCAAACAATTTTAGAATTAAAAAAACCTATTTTTGAAAAAGCAACTGGTATAGATCTGTTAGAAACTTATACATTTTGGAGATGTTATACATACAATGCTATTTTAGAAAAACACAAAGATCGTCCCTCGTGTGAAATTAGTGCAACAGTTTGTATTGATTCTGATCATTATGATTGGCCAATATATATGGATGGAAAGCCATTAGTTTTACAAGCTGGTGATGCCGTAATATATAATGGTTGTGATGTTGAGCATTGGAGAGAGGCCTTTCCTGGTGATTATCATATGCAAGTATTTCTACATTATGTAGATGCTAAGGGACCTTATAAAGATCATAAAGGAGACGAAATAAATGAAAATAGTTCAAGATCCTGATACTGGCGCAGCAAAATTTACTTTTAGTGCCAAAGAAATTAAAATAATTAAGAAGAAAAAAGAATTAGTATTTAGTGTTGATGATACGTCCAAACTTTGCCAAATATTAGTTCATGTGGGTATTAAAATGCAAGAAGGATTACCGCCTGAAAAGCAAAATATTGTGAAGGATGCAAACAACATACTTTAGTGGTATAATTCAATATGCCTTTAGCAAAAGTAAACATAGCACCAGGATTTGACAAACAATCTACACCTTCAGATGCAGAGGGTAGGTTTGTGGATGGCGACAACGTTAGATTTAGATATGGAGAACCTGAAAAAATAGGGGGCTGGTCAGCTTTAGTCAATGATAAATTAGTCGGAGCAGCTAGAGCGCAACACGTTTGGGCTAACACAGATGGAAAAAAATATGCAGCCATAGGAACTGATAAAGTTTTAATTATTTATTTTGATGGAGCTTTCTATGACATTACACCCTTAGATACTGATAATTTCTCTACAGGCGCTGACATAACAACGACCAACGGATCAGCGACAGTTACAATTACCACTACAGGGGCACATAATTTATCTGTTGGCGACATTATAACTTTTGCCAACGCTGGATCGTTTACTGGTGCAAACACAGATTTCACAGCTACAGACTTTGATGACAAACTTTTTGAAGTGAAGACTGTACCAACAATTACAACTTTTACGATTACTATGCCATCCTCCGAAAGCAAATCAGGTGTTACGAATGATGGAACACTTGATGTGAGACCGTATGTAGTAGTCGGCCCTTTAGTGCAATCTTCAGGTTACGGTTGGGGAACTTATCTTTGGGGAGGACGAACAGTAGCGCAAGTTACTACAACTGTGAATAACGGAGGACCAATGTTAGTGGGTGCTAGTTCGGTAGTATTAACCAGCACTGCTAGCTTCCCAAGTGCAGGTAAAATTAGAATTGGCTCTGAGGATATGGAGTACACAGGCAACAACACCAGCTCAAATACTTTAAGTGGTATTACTAGAGGTTTAAATTCTACAACACCCGCTGAACACGCAAACGGTTCAACAGTAACAGACATCACTGAATACATCGGTTGGGGTGACGCTTCTACTTCAAGCACAGTAACCATCGATCCTGGTAATTGGTCATTAGATAATTTCGGGAATATATTAATAGCTACCGTTCATAACGGTGAAACTTTCACTTGGGATGCCTCTTTAACAAACGCTTTACAAACTAGGGCCACTATAGGCACAGGTATGCCCACTGCCTCCGTGATGACAATTGTTTCAGATAGAGATAGACACTTGTTTCATCTAGGAACCGAGACCACAATTGGTTCACCTAGTTCACAAAATAAAATGTTTATTAGATTTTCTGATCAAGAAAACAAAAGTGATTATGCAGCTACTTCAACAAATACAGCTGGAACATTTCAGCTTGATGATGGCACAGAAATAGTCGGTGCTTTTAAAGGTAAAGATTACATTTTAGTTTTAACAGATACTGCAGCTTATGAAATGCAGTTTGTAGGTCCTCCTTTTACATTCTCAATAAGAAAGGTTGCATCCAATGCTGGATTAATAGGTAATCATGCAGGTGTGTTTGCGAATGGTGCTGTATTTTGGATGGGTAAAACAGGCAAGTTTTATGTTTATGACGGAACAGTAAAAATTCTGCCGTGCCTTGTAGAAGATTTTGTTTTTACTACAAATGGAAACAATCCAGGATTAAATTTTGATTCAGGTAAGATTGTTTTTGCAGGTATTAACGAGTTGTACTCAGAAATAAATTGGTTTTATCCAACTGCTGCCTCATCCTCTATCGATAGAGTAGTAACATATAATTATGCTGAGAGAGTTTGGACAACAGGAACTTTGGACAGAACGACATGGATGGGATCTACTGTGTATGATAAACCTTATGCTACTGATTTTGAAGCGTCAGACACACCTACTTTCCCTGTTGTAAGTGGTGTATCAAATGGTGCTACGATTTACTACGCACATGAGGTGGGAGTAAATCAAGCAAACGGTGATGGAACAACAACTGCCATACCAGCTTTTATAAAATCAGGAGAGTTTGATTTAAACGGAAGACAGGGTGTGCCAGGAGATGGTGAATTTTTATTAAGCGTGAGAAGATTTATGCCTGACTTCAAAAGAATTAGTGGTAATGCACAAGTTACAATATTCTTAAATGCTTTTCCACAAGGATCGACCGCAGCATCAAGTCCGTTAGGACCTTTTACAGTAAGTTCTTCAACAACTAAAGTAGATACAAGAGCTAGAGCAAGGTTAGCAGCTGTGCAAATTGAATGTTCAGCGGTAGATGAAAGCTGGAGATATGGCACGTTTAGATTTGATGTTAAACCTGACGGCAGAAGATAATGGCAAAAATTATAATACAAATACCTGAACCTAAAGAAAAATATTCTGCTGAGGATCAAAGACAAATACTACAAGCTTTAAGAACTTTGCAGTCTCAGTTGAACTTCTCTTTTCAGAATGATATAAAAAATGAAGCAGATGCTTTTAACTATTTCTTATCTTAATGACTATACGATATAAAAATCAAGGTTTTAAACAATCAAGCACGGGCAAAACTACGGTATTAACATGTCCAACAAACGCAACTATTATTGTTAAAAGCATGTATGTTGCTAATAATGATGCATCATCAGCTATTTTAGTTAATATGAATTTAGTTGATTCTTCTGACTCCAGTGCTGAATATGAATTTTTTAGAGATGACGTAGCAGCTAAAACACAAGTCAATGCTACCCCACAAGGTATAAACTTAGAAGCAGGTGATGCAATTACAGTAACAGCAGCTTCAGGTAGTAATAAAATTCAAGGTGCCATAAGTTATGCTCAACTAGATAGATCGCAGGAAAATGGCTAAGAAGAAACCCATGTTTGGGGTAAACAATTACCACAAACGAACCCCTAAAAAACGGCCTGGTCAGCATGCTAAAAGTTATAGTAAAAGAAAACCTTATCGTAAAAAGTATCGTGGACAAGGGCGTTAGTTTGATATACTAAACTATTATGACTGTTTATCATAAAATTAAGTGCGAAACTAAAACAATCTATAGAAGTATTAAGACTGGTGAGAGATACGAAACAAAAGAAGCTTTTTTAAAAGATCACCCTCAAGAGGATTTGGCTACTGACGTTGAAGTTCAAGTTCCTGACCTTCCTATGTTTAGTAAAACTCAAAAATGAGTCCTTATATAGATATTCGTTATAATATCTTTTCTAATGATGAAATAAATAGAATGTTAATGGGATTTCATTCTAATCAAAATAACTTAAAAAAATATAGAGATACGTTTGTCCTGCCACTTGAAGGTCAAGATCTGCCTTGGCTAAATAAAAAATATGAACCTTATGTGTATGATAATACAATTTCATGGACTCAGATGGTCTTTTGGCCTGAAGGGTCTTCACAAAAATTACATGTTGACGATCGTGAGAAAGATACAACAATTGCATCTATAACTTTTTTAAATGATAATTTTGATGGGGGTGAAACTTATTTTGGTGAGGGAACTACAATTAAACCTTCTAAAAATAAAACAATTTTTTTTACAGGTATGGAATTAATACATGGTGTTAGAAAAGTTACTAACGGTGAAAGATACACTATTGCAACTTGGTATAAAAAAAAGTAAAACACAGAGATGATTTGCACACAAATAGACAATTTTTTTGAATTACCTGAAGTAATCTATGCAGAAGCTAAAAAAACAAAATTATATTCTATGAGTGAACACCCTGACCAAATAAGTAAAAAAGATTTAACTAATTGGCCTGGAAAAAGAAGTGAAGAATTAGGTGATGTTAATCCTTTATTCAAATATCACATTATAAAATATCTCACTATATCAAATGTAAATGTGCGAGGTAGGAATGTAAGTTTATACGTTCATGCAAGATACACTAATGATATGACAAATGACTTCATACATATGGATGGGTGTATTTATTCCATGTTAATTTATTTAAGTAATACAAACTTAAACAGCGGCACAAAATTTTTTGATACCAAAGATCAAATGGTAAACGACTTTAAGTTTGTAAAAAATAGATTAGTATGGTTTGATGCTAGATATAGACACACAGCTTATGGTCATCATGGAGATAATATAGACAATTGCAGATTAACCATAAATGGATTTATAAGATGAAACCATCAGGCGGTACTGAACTACAATACGAATTTTTAAAAAAATATGTTTCAGAAGATATTTTAGATCAGTTTCAGATATGTTTATCTGTTCCAGGACAAGTGCCTCTTTCTGCAAATAAAATAAATATACTTTGGCAAAAGATGGCTCCTGATCAGCCACACTTTCAACAGTTCTTTAATGATAAAGAACAAATAAAACAATACGATTATTATGTATTTAACTCACATTGGAATTACGAACAGTTTAGAAAAACGTTTGATATACCAGCTGAGAAAAGCACTGTTATTAAAAATGGTATACCCGATATAAAATTAAGAGATCCAAAACCTAAGAGAGAAAAAATTAAATTAATATATCATCCTACTCCTTGGAGAGGTTTATCTGTTTTATTAGGAGCTATGCAACTAGTAAAGAACCCTAATATTTCTTTAGATGTGTATAGTAGCACTAAAGTTTATGGCAGTGATTTTGAAAAAGATAATGATAAAACTTATACAGCTCTTTATGAACAAGCAAAAAATTTACCTAATGTAAATTATATAGGTTACAAACCTAATGAATACATATTAGAGAATCTTCATACTTACGATGCTTTTGTTTATCCTAATATTTGGGAGGAGTCCTTTTGTATTTCTGCTCTTGAATCTTTAGCTTGTGGTCTGTATGTAGCAACAACGGACAACGGAGCACTTTATGAAACGTGTTCTGAGTTCCCAGTGTACATACCAACAGATACTAATTACAGAAATTTAGCTATGCAATTTGCATCTGTTATTGATGGCATACCTGAGCAGATAAATGATAAACAATTACACATACATCTTAAGTTTCAACAAAACTTTTTCAATCATTTCTATAGTTGGAAATCTATAGGAGACCAATGGAAAAGATTCTTAGAAGGAGCATTACATGCAAAAAGATCAAGACCCAAGTAAACCTATTTGGTTTGGAAAAGAAGAAAAAAAGATAGAAACACATGAACTTAAACCAAAAAAATTTTCTATTTTTGTAGCTACCCCTGTTCATAGTGAAGTCTCTATACATTATTTTCAAGCTTGTTTAGAGTTTCAAAAACATTGTATTAGCAATAATATTCAAGCATCCTTTCAAGTAATGAAATCGTCCTTAATAACTCAAGGAAGAAATTTATGCGTATCTAGTTTTATGCAAAGTAACCACACACATTTATTGTTTGTAGACTCAGACATTGAATTTCAAACACAATCAATATTTAAAATGATATCCTCCGATAAACAAGTTATCTCTGTGCCTTATCCACTAAAACAACTTTTTTGGGATAAAGCTTGGGAGAGAATATCTAAAGGAAATATCAAAAATGCTAAGGATTTAAAGTTTAAAGGTTTGTACTCTTATCCAATGAAAGTCGAAGATGATAAAAATATAAAAATAAAAGATGGTGTAATTGAAGTTACTCACTCACCTACTGGATGTATGTTAATAAAGAGAGAGGTTATTGAGAAAATGATAAAAGCTTATCCTGAAAAAGAGATAGTTCAGAAATCTGTAATTAACGGTGAACTAATAAAAGTTCCATATTTGTATAATCTTTTTGATACAGAATTTGATCCCAAAACGAAGAATTATCTTGGTGAAGACTTTGCGTTTTGTAAAAGATGGAAAGAGATTGGTGGTAAATGTTATGCCCTAATAACTGACCGAATTACACATGCTGGAGAACATCAGTACAGGGGCTGTTTTGCCGATGAGTTGATAAAGACTGAGTAAAATGGTAATATTTCATAATTAGCTAATTTTAAGGAATACATAATATATGTTACAATTTTTACCCTATGCACTTGCCGCCTACGGAGGTTACAAAGGTTATAAGACATCTAAAGACGCTGGTGGATCAGGACTTCAAAGAATATTAGCGGGTGTTACAGGAGCTACAGCTGGATATTATGGTGGTAAGGGAGCTTTAAGTGGAGGTGCACAACTAGGTGTTCCAGGTTTTGCCGCAGCACAACAAGCATTTACACCTGTAACAACTGCATTAGGTAATATTGGTGTATTACAAAATCAAGGACAGCTTTTAAATTTACCACAAAGCCCTCTCCCTGGAGATGATATTGGCACAACATCAATAGCTAAAGAAATAGCGGAGGCACAAAAAAAACAAAAAGAATCTAGTGGCTTAATGGATTTATTTAATAAAGCTCTCAGAAGAAAAAGATTTGTTGTTGGTAAGGATGGAATAGCTACAGATACAGGTGAAATGGAATTTAGCCCTGGAAAAGTTGCAACTGCTATCGGCCTTACAACTTATTTATCGGGTGCATTCGATCCTAAGCCAGTTGATGTTTACACACCTACTTACAACTTAGCTGTAGCAGAATTACAAAAACAAAGAGGTGGATTAAAATATATAGATCCAGTATCAGGACAAGAAAAAACTTTTGAACAACCATACATACCTGAAGCAGATCCTGCAAACCGAACAGATAGAACTTTAGGTCCTTATGCATTAGCTTTTAATAAATTTAACACAGGTGGTTTAGCTGATGTTAAAAGATTTAATGAGGGTGGAATAAATTATTTACCAAGTAAAGTATCGCACGATGAGAACGATCCAACAAATTATGTGCGAGCAGAGGGATATGTTGAGGATGGGTCAGGTACAGGAGATAAAGACAAGGATACAATGTTAGCTCAATTAGCAGACGGAGAGTTTGTAACAAGAGCAGATGGAGTATTAGGTGCTGGAATCATAGCTGGTGGAAACCCAAGCAGTATAAAAGACATGAGAGAAAAGGGTGCACAATACTTCTATGAACAACAAAGACGCTATAAAAGAGTTTTTGATTTATTGATGGGAAGTAAAAATGCAAAAGCAAAAGCCAAAGCTAATTAAACCTGATATATCTGTATTATCAGTAGAGCCAAAATATATAGACAAGTTTTGGCCCTTATGTGATTTCATGATAGCAGAAGCTTTAAAGTATTCAGGTGGTTTTGCAGATGCCAAAGATATAAAGGATCTCCTAAAAAAAGATGAGGCACAAATGTTTTTAGTTTTTGGGAGTGATGAAGAGGAACTAAATCAAGTCTTTGCTTTATTTGTTACTCGTATTGCCGCTCTACCTAATTATTCTCAATTAGAGGCAATCATTTGCACTGGAAGAAAAAGACATTTATGGGAGGACAAGATAGTGAATACAGTAACAAAATTTGCTAAACTAAATGGATGTAAAAAGTTAAGCTTTTGGGTAAGACCAGGTTGGTCTAAAGTCTCTAAAAAATGGGGTTGGAAAGCTAAACATATTCAAATGGAGAAGGATTTATAATGGGTTCAATAGTAAAAAGTGTATTTGGCGGTGGCGGAAGCTCACAACCAGCTGCTCCTACACCAGGAGGAGCTGCTTTTACTCAAACTGTAGTTAGAGAAGCACCAGGAATAGAAGAAAGAAAAATAGAATTACTAGATTTAGCAAGAGGTGTTGCACAACAACCAATCGCAATACCTGATATACAAGTTGCACCTTTATCTGCTTTGGAGCAACAAGGAATAACTGCAGCTGGACAAACAGGAATAGGCGCTCCGACTGTAACATCGGGTATTGGTCAATTACTGGCGGCACAAACACCAAATATAAGTCAATTTTTTAATCCGTATCAATCTTTTGTAGTTGATGAAATAAATAGACAAGCTGCTCAAGCACAAAATAGATTAGCAGCACAAGCCGTTGGTGCAGGAGCTTTTGGTGGCGGAAGAGAAGGAGTTGCACAAGCTGAATTAGAGAGAGCGAGATTAGGCCAAGTAGGTTTAGCTCAAGCAAGAGGATTTCAAACAGCGTTAAGTGGAGCTCAACAACAACAAAGAACTTTAGCGGATATTGGTATTCAATTAGGAAGAGCAGGAGAACTACAACAAAGAATGGCACAACAAGATATAAATCAATTAACTGCGGCTGGTGGATTGCAAAGACAGCTTGCTCAACAAGCATTAGATGCAGCTAGACAGACTCAACTACAAAGAGCCGCTGAACCATTCCAAAGAGCTGAGTTTTTATCTAACATTTACGCTGCGGGTCCAAAAACTGAGTCAGCAATAACAGCAGCAACAAGACCTGTAACAAGTCCATTAGCACAATCGATAGGGACTGGTTTAGGCGCATTTCAAGCGTTTCAAGGTATGAGGAGTTAGAATGAATGAAGTATTACTTAGGCCTCTTTTTAAGAAAAAATATCTTGAAAGTTTAAAAGGTAAACAAAAAAAATTAAAAGTAAAAAAATTTAGAGTAGGTGGTTTAACTGAGGGAGAAAGAACTGCTTTAAAGTTACAACCTTTTACTAGTGCTTTTTTAACAGCACGGAGAATGCCTGGAGAGTCTGAATTAGGTACAATAGCTAGAACGGCAGGCGAGGCATTTGCACAATTTCCTAAAACTTTAGAAACGATTGCTAAATTAGATGAACCTTTTTTAAAAGCACAAGCAGCTGCAGCAGATCGTGCTCAAAAAAGAGAATTTGAAGAGGATAAAAAACAAAGAGAATTAGAAAAAGAATTTAGAAATACATTTAGACAAGCTCAACCAGTAAAAGACTTTCAATCTGCTCAAGCTGGTTTTAACCGAGTTGTTTTTGGAGCAGCTACTGATTCCTCAGCAGGAGACATTGCTTTAATTTTTGGTTACATGAGAACACTCGACCCTAACTCTGTGGTTAGAGAATCAGAGTTTGCTCTAGGTGAATCTATTGGTGGTCTACCAGGTAAAGTACAAGCATTTTATAAAAAGTTTACTGGTAAAGGTAGACTTACTGAAGCTCAAAGAAAAGAAATTATTGATGCTGCAACAAAACAATTTTCTACATATCAAGTTGAGTATGATAATTTTAAAAATAATTTTTCTAAACAAACAGCTCAATTTGGATTAGATTCAGGTAGAATTGAGTTGTCATCAGATCGAAGACCAAAACAAGTTAAAGTAATGGTTGATGGCCAAGAGAAGATTATAAGTTTACCATTAGGCACAAAAGTAATTAAGGCAGACATGGAAGAAATAATTGGAGCTGACGGAATTAAGCAACAAGTTTTATTTTTAACTTATCAAGCACCGAATGGTTTAAAAGTTAAGGTGAGAGGAGATGCAATACAATAATGGCAATCAAAGGCACAATAGTACAAGAAGGGGATATAACTAATACTCCAACTTTAGAAAACCAGCAAGGACCTATTTCAGGAGAAATAGTTACACAAGAGGATGTTATCAATTCTTTTAAAGCTGACTTACCTGAAGTACCTCTTAAAATTAGATTTCTTGTTGAGGGTGCTCCTAACGAAAGGTCTAGAATTGCAACCTTAAAAAAATTTTATCCTGACGTTCAATCATTAGCAGATAGAAATTATCTTCTTAGAGATAAAAAAGGTAAAACATTTATTTTTGACGATAGAGAAAAAAAGAATTTTGCTGATTTTATTGATGCTTCAAAAGAAATAACAGAGGCAGTTGCTGCCACTGGAGGTGCTATTTTTGGATCTGCCGCGGGGCCAGCAGGAACAGTTTTGGGCGCTGGTGCGGGAGGAGCAGCTGGTAATGAAGTTTTTGAAAGAGTTGCACAACTTTTTGGTACAGAAATTTTAAGAACTAATTCAGAATTTTTAGCAGATGTTGGCACAGATTTTGCTTACAACTCTGTAGGACAATTAGTAATGCCATTGTTATTCAAAGGCGGACAAAAACTTTTACTTGGTGGAAAAACAGAAGTTGCTAAAAAATTACCATCAGGTCAAATAAAAACAAAAGTTGTTCCTGGTGATGTATTAGCTAGACAAAGAATAGAAGCTTTTACAAATGCAGGTGCATCGCCAAGTCTTGGACAAGTTTCGCAAAACAGAGGTGTTCAAACATTTGAATTAATTTTAGGTAATATACCAGGTTCATCAGGTAAAGTTGCAAAGTTTGCACAGAAAGCACAAGATGATATCGGTAAAAATGTGGCCAAACAAGTTCAAGCAAATCTAGGTAAAAATTATGCGAAAACTTTAAAATCAATAGAAAAAGGCACTTATCTTAACAAATTAATTGATGATAATATTGTTGGAAAAACTGTACAAGCGGGTTTAGACACTGGTCGAAGAGTTACTATAAAAAATGCTAAACAATTATTTTTACCATCAAACGCTAACGAAGCCGCAAATTTAGGTTTCATACAAAGATTTAAATCTAACGCAGGATATTTATTTGGTAAAGTAGATCAATTTATTCCAAAAAAAGCAAAGTTTACACTTAATAATACTTCAAAATATCTTGCTGATGAGTTTGGATCGATACCAGGTTTAACAAAAGCAGAAAGCGCAAAAATATCACAATTAGTTGATGATAATTTTATGATTGGAATAAATAAAGAATTAGGTCAATTAATTAAGAAATATAGAGGTGCTATACCTTATCAAGCTTTTAAATCAATAAAAAGCAAAGTGGGTAATAAATTATCTAATCTTAGACCTCTAGAAACAATAGATAGAGCAGCTGTTAAAAGATTATATGGTAGTTTAAGTGATGACTTTGTAGAAAACGTTACAAAAATAAATCCATCTAAAGATGCTTTGAAAGCAGCACAGAGAGCAGCAAATTACTACGCTGCTGGTTTAGATAGAATAGATGATTTTTTAATACCAATTATTAATAAAACAAATCCTGATAAAGTTGCTAAAAGTCTAATTGGTGGTTTGAAAGATGGAGCATCTGAAATTTTAAGAATAAAAAGATCACTTAAACCTGATCAATTTAAAGTTTTTATATCTAGCGTTATAGATAAAATGGGTCGATCTCAGGCCTCAAGAGGAGTTGATACAGGTTTAACTAGTTCTCTTGGAAATTTTTCTACAGAAAGTTTTTTAACAAATTATATGAAATTAGCAGATCCCGTGAAAAGGTTAGTTTTTGATAGTTTAGAACCTGGTTTGAAAAAAGCTGTAGATAGTATTGTCGATGCTTCATCATTAATTAGAGAAAGTGGAAAAACTTTTTTAAATCCATCGGGAACAGCTGATAGATTAGTTGGACAAGGGTTACTATTAGGTGGAGTTATTGGTGCACCATTCAATCCAGCTTTCTTAGCTATGTATCCACTTGCATTTTTAGGTTCGAAAGGATTAGCTTCATCAATATTTTTAAATCCCTCTTTTGCTAAATGGGCTGCTCAAGCAGTAAAAATTGCAGGTAACAAAGGTACATCAGGTGTAATAGAACATTTAGGTAGAATTGGAACTACAACAGCTGCACCATTTGAACCTGAGTTTAATCAAGCTATTTTAGAATTTTTACAAGGAACTCAAGAGGTGGCGGAAAATATTGATATAGAAAAAGAGGAGGGTGAAGTAAGTTTAGCAAAAGCACCTGTTAAAAAAAGTGAAGACTATGATATCAAAATTTCCAATCTTGAGGTGCCTAGAGTTAATATGTTTGAACCACAACAGGTTGCAACCTCTAGAGTACAACCAGCTGCTACTTCAGTAGCAATGAATAGACCACTTCCACAAGGTGGTATTTCAGATCTAGCAAGGGCTCAAGATTTTTCAGCATTATTTCCTCAAGATGCGTTAGGAGCTTTAATTGCAAGGGGTAGTCGTGGCTAACGGTAAAAGTCCTAAAACGACCAGTGAGCATATAATAGCTTTGTATGGTCATATTTCAGGTTTGAAAAAAACACAAGATCATATGCATAAGGGTCTTGATGATGTCAGACAAAAAGTTAATTGGTTCTTTATTGCATTAATCGGTGGTATGGGTGCAATTATTTTGACTTTAGTAAATTTATTAGCTAATTAGTGTAATGTCACTAATTACAATTAACCGTAAATATCCTTATAAAAAACATAATAGATTTCAGTCTGAAACAGGTAGAAAATATCTAGTTAACGAACAACCTGTGCCGAGTGTAACAACTATTCTTTCAGCAACTAAAGATAGAAAAAAATTAGATGATTGGAGAAGAAGAGTTGGTAACGCAGAGGCAGATAGAGTTATGAACAATGCGTCTACTGTGGGTACTGAAATGCATAAGGTTTTAGAATACTATTATAACAATCAAAAATATTTCAATGAAACTGATGAAGGCATCAAGCCAAGAAAGATGGCTGAAGTTATTAAGAATTCTCTTAGAATAGATGAGGTGTGGGGTAATGAGGTATCTTTAGCTTATAATCAAGAATATGCAGGAACAACTGATTTAGTGGCTATGGCATATGGTAAACCCTCTATAATTGATTTTAAACAATCTAATAAGCCAAAAAGAGAAGAGTGGATAGAGGACTACAAATGTCAGCTAGGTGCCTATTATTTGGCCCATAAAACGCATTACGGGCCTATAGAGCAGGGTGTAATAGCTATTGCGACTAGGGACCTGCAATATCAAGAATTTAAGCTCTCAGAGCCAGTTTTAAGCGAATATAGCGATAAATTCCTTAGCAGACTTGAATTGTATAATAAATCCATGAAAAAAGGTTAAAGTAGCCAATCTTTAGCTTTATCACCCAAAGTCTTAGCAGATAATTGATTTTTTCTTTTTAATGCTTTTACAATTTTTTCATCAATTGTGTCCTTGGCCATAATATCTATATAAACAACATTTTTTGTTTGTCCTATCCTATGTGCTCTATCTTCAGATTGTTTACGAACCTCTAGGTTGTAATTGTTGGAGTAATAAACAACATATTTTGCAGCAGTTAAGGTTAAACCATAACCACCTGTTGTTGGATTACCTACAAAAAATCTGCATTTACTATCATTCTGAAAACGGTCAACGGCCAACATCCTGTCTGATTGTGAAGTTTCTCCATATATAGACACTACTGTTTCTGAACCATAC